AGAGACAATTCTTGCCAGAGTTGCAGAAGCACTTAACAAGTCATTAGCTCACGGATCTAACGAGTATGACAATGGGTATGCCCAGGGTATGACTGACGCACTAGAAATAGTAAGTAAGTATCGTCGATGACTGAATTTGAACGCCAAGCATTACGAAACAAACACGCCGAGACTCCTGGGCTTTACTGCGCTGCCTGCGCTGTGGTTGGTTTTGACGGCGAATCGTTAAGTCGCAAACAATACCCCTGCGATGTAATAAAAGTACTTGACTTTTACGACAAACAAGATGCTGACATTCTTGAGATTATTCACACTTACGACCAAGAACCTATTAGCGCAGTTGTTCGCATTTGGAATCTATTAGGTAACAGAGCATGATGAACGCAATCGAAAGACAAGGGATGTTTGCTATGTGGCAAATACAACAACTTATTGACGGTCTTGTGTTGTCGGGAGTTCCGCAGGAAAACTTAGACAAAGCAATGAGCTACGCAAGCAAGAAAACCCTTAAAGACTTTTACGCAGAGGTTGATCCATTTAACAACGGAGGCACAGCACCATGACTGAAGATTGCGAACACGGCTACTGGAGACTGCTGAACGCCGAGACTGGCGCAACTGAGTTTCGTAAATACATCTCATTCTTCTGCCCTGATTGTGGTATCCGCATACCGGAAAACCCATGAGCGAAGTCACACACATAACCATTGACTTCGACGCTGACGAGCTGATGAAGATTGCAAAAGCCATGAAACGTCTTGACTTAATGATGTCTGAGTTTATTGAATTAGCAATTAAGAAAGCCGTTGAGGAATGAGCGAAGAAGACTTTGCTGAGTTTATGGATGGCTTCAACGAGTCCAGTGAACTACGTCGCAAGGTNGACAACATNTTTCAGGGTGCAAACGAGCGCAACTACTGTCGAACCTGTCACGGCTACCGACCTGACTTCTCATTGCCTTGCCTGAACTGTGGAGAACTTGACTGATGTGGTCATGGGTGCTTGCAGCTATTGGATCAACTGGCCTGTTCTTTGTAGGTGAGAAAAAAGTCAGAGGCTGGTTCATTCTTTCAGTCAACGAATGTGTATGGGTGGTGTATGCCATACACACACACCAGTACGGCTTCATTGCCTACAGCGCTTTGTATCTCATTATGTATTACAAAGCAATCAAAAACTGGAAGTGAGTTCTATGTCTTATCTTATTATTGGGTTAATTTGGGCTATCGGTGTTGTTACTGGAGCGATTCTTATGCTTATTTGGGACATGATTAAATGAGCACCTCTTCAACAATAATTACCCTTGTCTGCATTTGGATTCTGGCGTGGATGGCTATTAAAGCATGACCGTTCGCAACCCAAGAATCCCAATAGAAGCCAAAAATCTTTTATTTGACATTTATTGGTGTTGCTATTGCGGTAGAAATGGTATGAATCACGAAGATCCAGATGGCGACCCCTGGACTTACGACCATTTATTTCCATTAGGATTTGGTGGAAGTGACAGCCTTTCAAACATTGTTAAAAGTTGCTGGAGTTGCAATCAACAAAAGTGGGGTAATTTATGGGAACCAATACCCAAGACATTAAAAGCAAATGGCGAATATGTTAAAAATTGGGCCACAAACGCAATGACATTTATTGAATCGTTGTCACAGGCAAAAAGAAAACCAGAGATTTACACAGATGATATGTTAAACAAACGATTTAGAAGCAGGTCTATACCAAGAGACGTTTCTTTTGATTTAGTAAGAATACACGAACCAGAAGAAATGTACATGGATAACTAATGACCGTAGTAGCTGGACTGGTAACGCCTGAAGGGGCATGGATAGGAGCAGACAGCCTCAGTTCCACAGACGACGGCCTCGCCTCGCTTATCTCTACTCCCAAAGTAGGCAGGTTTGGCAACCTTCTATTGGGCTACTCAGGTTCGTTTAGGGTCGGGGCAATGTACTTCAAGGTTGCAGGTCGCTCACATAACCCCACACTTGAGCAATTACTTGAAAGCGTCAAACTACCCGACGACCTCAAAGACGACTGGGAACTACTAGCCATTGAGCATGGACACCTCTACGAGATAACTTCCAACTCAGGGCCACTAGAGGCTAGGAAAGACCATGACGGCATTGCCTACGGTGCTATCGGCTCCGGTGCAGCTCCGGCGCTCGGATCACTATTCACCGACCACGAGGATGAGGGCAGTCTGTACCAAGCACTTGAAGCCTCTGCCATGCACACGACTAACGTGCGCTCACCGTTTCTGGTCATAGGTTTGTAACCATAACTACACGCTAGTAATTACATAGGTGTAACCAAATGTGGTAGTATTGTATGTTACTATTGGCGTTTCTTGTCCACATAGTGAACATAAGGGGAAGCATGAAGGTAGAGACAGTATCACTAACAGCTCTTACACCTGATCCACTCAACGCTCGAAAACACAGCAAGCGCAATTTAGACGCAATCGCAGCGAGCCTCTCGAAGTTTGGTCAACGTAAGCCCATAGTGGTCACGCACGACGGCGTAGTTATTGCTGGCAACGGCACACTTGAAGCTGCTAGTTCACTGAACTGGAAAGAAATCTCTATCGCTCGCGCACCTAAAGACTGGGATGAAAACACAGTCAGGGCCTACGCTCTTGCAGACAACCAGACCGGCGCACTAGCCGAATGGGATGACGACGTTCTTAATACAGCTCTTGAGGAATTAACCTCTGAGGGCTGGGATATCGCTGAGTTGGGTTTCGACCTCAACATAGACGTAACGGAACCGCTTAACGGCGACCTTGACATAATTCCAGAACCTCCTGCAATGCCAAAAACAAAAATGGGAGACATTTATCAATTAGGAAACCACAGGCTGATTTGTGGTGATTCTAATAAAACATCCACGATTAACAGGTTGCTTCAAGGAATAAAACTTGATGCAATTATACAGGATCCTCCGTATGGTGTTCTTGATGTGGAATGGGATAGGCCTTTAAGTCAAACTGATCTTGACGTTGCACTGGAAAATTGCGATGGCCCTATTTTTATGTTTAACGCCACAAAACCTAAATTATTTGCTGATGTCTTAAACCTTCAACCACAAGCAGATCGAATCATGGTTTGGAGAATGACTGCAGGAATCACAGGCAAGGGTGGAATGTTCTGGACTTGGCAACCTGTGTTTGTTTGGAACGCTAATCGCAAAATGATTGGATGGGATTCTATTGAGTTTGAATCAGCGGCTCCTGATAGAACAGGGGAGCATTTAACTCAAAAACCTATTGGTTTAATTGAAAAATACATAAATAGTATTCCAGAAGTCAAAACGATTGGCGATTTCTTTATGGGTTCAGGAACAACTTTGTTAGCTGCAGAAAAAACTGGCAAAACTTGTTACGGAGTTGAATTAGACCCTAAGTATTGTGATGTCATTGTCAGTCGTTGGGAATTAGCAACCGGCAAAACTGCCGTACTTCTCTAAACACTCCGTCAAAACGCTAGGCCGTCAAAACAATGCCACAATTCATACGCACAGAAGAGCAAGCCATAACCGACACAGAGGCGCTTAAATTGCGTTCTAGAGGCGCTACGTTTCAACAGATAGCAGACAGTATGGGCTGTTCTAAGGGCGCTGCATATCAACGAGTAAGTCGAGCTTTAGCAGCAATCCCACAAGAGGCAGTCGAAGAGTATCGCAAATTAGAGTGCGAACGATTAGACATGCTTTTAGCAGTTGCATTTCAGAAAGCAATAAACGAAAAAAGCATGACAGCAGTTGACCGTTGCGTACTTCTAATGGAGCGTAAGTCTAAACTAATGGGCTATGATGCTCCGGTTAGACAACAAGTGGAAACGATAACCTATGACGGATCTACTATTGAAGCACGAGTTGGAGAAATCAGACTCGCTTTTGAACAACTTAGCCTCCAGCCGATACTTGTGGACGGATCAATTAGCGAGGCCTGAGCAGATACCGACTCAAGAAGACTGGAGCGTTTGGCTCTATCTTGCAGGTCGAGGCGCAGGAAAGACTAGAACCGCAGCTGAGTGGATGGCGTGGGAAGCGATTAGAGCGCCCAAGACACGCTGGGCTGTAGTCGCTGCAACATTCTCAGACGTTAGAGATACCTGTGCTGAAGGTGAATCTGGCCTGGTATCAATTCTTAGACGCTACGGCGCATTAGAGAACTACAACCGCTCTATGGGTGAGATACGTCTTACCAATGGCTCTCGAATCAAACTATTCTCTGCTGATGAGCCAGACCGCTTACGTGGGCCACAGTTTCACGGCGCGTGGTGCGACGAGCTAGCCGCATGGCGATACGAAGACACATGGGATCAGTTACAGTTTGGGCTTCGCTTAGGTGAACACCCACGAACTCTAATTACCACTACACCAAGACCAGTGCCAATCATTAAACGGCTACTGGCACAAGACGATGGTTCTGTAAAGGTAGTCCGAGGCTCAACCTTTGACAATGCCAAGAACCTAGCGCCTTCCGCACTTGCTCAATTACGAGCGAGATACGAAGGCACACGATTAGGTAGACAAGAGCTTTTCGCGGAAGTTCTCACGGACACCCCAGGTGCTCTATGGACTTTAGAAATGCTTGAGTCATCTCGTATTAAAGAAGCACCAGACTTTGTGCGCATTGTGGTCGCTATTGACCCTGCGACAACCTCTGGTGAGAACGCTGACGAAACAGGAATAGTTGTTGTTGCTAAGGGAACGGATGGTAGGGGTTATGTTCTTGCTGATCGCAGTTGTCGTGATACTCCTTCTGGGTGGGCTCACAGGGCAATAGCCGCATTTCATGAGTTCAACGCTGACCGCGTGGTTGCTGAAAAGAACCAGGGCGGAGACATGGTTGAGCTAACAATCCGATCCGTTGAGCCGACAATCCCATTCAAGGGCATTGTGGCTAAGGTCGGAAAACGCCTTCGTGCTGAACCGATAGCTGCGCTCTATGAGCAGGGCCGCGTATCTCACATTGGCGCTTTCGATTTACTTGAAGACCAAATGACCGGCTGGGTTCCTGACTCCGGTTATTCACCAGACCGACTCGATGCCTTAGTGCATGGGTTGGCTGAACTTGGACTTGCTACCGGCGCATCAGCCGACAGGTTCTTTGCACAACTCGCACCGTCTTGTACGGCTTGCGGTATTCCAAATGACGTAGAAGCATTTAACTGTAAAGGTTGCGGAGTTCTATTAAGAGAACCAGTAGCGCAGTTATACACTTCCGGCATCAACCCATCTCACCGAGGACAATAAATGGCTCTATTCCAGCGAAAGAACAAGACTACGCTTGCTGCGGAAATTGTTGCTGAAATGCA